GTCCAAGACTCACCTGTACCAAAGGCAGACTCTAAAGCATTTAGGTTTTCTTTCAAGCTACGACCAGTACTACCGTTTACAAAGTTTTTAATGTAAGCACTGGGATCGTCTCCTGCCCTTTCAACTACTTGACCAAACAGCCCTTTCTTACCTTTATACACATTAGCAAATTTAGCGTATTCTTTATTAACCCTTATTAATTCTTTTCTAAACGCATTGTTCTTAGGAAGTCGGTCTCCTATTTCGTCCAGTAGAGAATTAGATACTTGTAAATTTTCTCTGGCAAAGTTGGCGTCTGCCCTATTGCTATATGACTCTCTCCTAATAGCTCTGTCTGCTAAATACAAGTCGTTCAAAGTAATTTGACTACTTTTATAGGAAGCTGGAATTTCTTGACCAGTTTCTTTATCTATAATAGGTTCGTCCTTCTTGTTTCTCCTAACCCTTGCTCTTCCCAGACCATTATCTGTTATCTCAATTCTAGAATTAATACGTGGTCCTAGGCTATTTTTATTATTGCTGCTCAGAGCGTTAACTACTCGTTGTGCTAACAGTTCAGAACCGTCAGCTATATTGTTTACAGCGTCTGCTACTTGTTGAGCGGTCAAAGGTGCACTGTCTAAATTTTTAAACTGTCCGTAAAACTTATCTCCGTTAAAAGCTTTTTGACCAGCTTTGTACTGAGACAACAAAGTTTGATTAGCAAATTTTTTAAAACTACTCATAGCAGAAGCAGCTTCGTCTAGATTAGCCAGCTTACTTCCTTGAAAGTTGTTTAATTTATCCATGGTATTTTTGGCAAATTCTTGCTCTTCTTTTGTAAGCTGAGTTTTCAACCTTGCCAAAGTTGTAAAATCTCCCTCGCCTCTGCGAGCAGACTCTACTGAAATAGCTCGCATTTTGTTCATAAACTCTATAACTTTTCTAGAATAATTGTCGCCTTCTACCTTGACTCCTATTCCTTCTATCTTGCTCATAATGTTACCTGCCATAGTACCCTGATCTCCTATCAGAGTCCTGGCACTTATCAGAAGAACATCGTCGTCTACTTCTTTGTCCAAAGCTGCGCCAGGTGTTCTACCCTTGGCAATGTAGTCATCATATATTAACTGCCTGTTTCTATTATTAGCAGCTACAGCTTGTTCTACACTTGCAGAAGATATATTCTGAGCACCAGCTGGCATGTCTTTGGAAGCTTGGTTGACTCGTTTTGCAACGCCTCCCATAGCTGCCAGAGGAGCGCCCAGGACCATACTACCTAGTCCGACAAACAAACCCTCTGTACCTGCATCTTGCAGTTGCTCTCCCAAGCTTTCTTGTTGAGTTCCTCTAAGAGTCTGTAAACCTTCTACTCCCATGCTACCAGCTGCGGCTCCGGCTCCTGCTCGTCCTGAGCTAGCTACAATTCCTCTGCTTACAAGACCAGACAGGAATCCTCTGGCTATTAAACCACTGCCGGGAAGCATTGGCAAAGCTACTTCAGCTGCTACAGAAGCGCCACCTATGACTAGCTCTGGGAAAGGGTCAGCTAACAGATCATAGAAATCTGTGCTAGTACCATCTACTAATACTTTTCTATCGCTTGTAGTCTCTATACCAGCTTTCCTCAGACCATCAGCGGTTACATAAGGCTGGTTGTTAAAATCGGAGAAGCCCCAGTTACCTTTACCATACTGGTTATCTAACTCGGCTTTTACTTCTTCTGGGTTGTTCTGCGCCAAGGAAACACCAAAGCGCGTATCCCAGTCTTGTACTCCTGACCGTATATCGTACTCTCGCTCTATGTCAGGAACAATACCTTGTTCTAAAGCTTTATGAGGCATTTTACGAGCAATATAATTAGTCAGTTCACCGTCCGACATACCCTCTGGTACTGCAACTTGAGTTCCGTCAAACAAAGTTATTTTTTCTGACATTTAATCGCCTCTTTTTGATATTAGACCACCTGGTCTTGCCATATCGGATCTAGATTGGAAACCAGCAGCTCTTAGTAAATCAGTATTTAACTGCATATTACCTTGAAACGTTTTAGTTAATTGTTCAAAAGAGTTAAGCACTTGGTCTTTACCTTTAAGTGTCGAAATCTGTAGTACTAATTTGTCTAGCAGTTTAAGTTCTTTTGAACTTGTCTCTCTTCCAAACATGCCACTGCCTATAATTTGAGCTTTTACACGATTAGCAACGTCTTCAATTGACTCACTTTTAGTCATTTCTATGTCAGCACCAAAAAACCTAGCCATACCGACTAAAGCTCCTTTTGCATCGCCAGCTACACCTGCGTAAGCTCCATTTATATAAGTTTTTGCATTAGCAATAGCGTTTAAAGATTGCCCATATGATTCATTTTGTTTATAGAGTTTAATTATCTCTGAGCTAAACTTAGGACTGGTAGTTGCCTGTTTTCCTATTCTATCCGTCTCAGCTTTATAAGCAGCTAAATTATTCGTTTGACCCGTTTGAGCAGCTAGAGCGTCTTCTTGATTAACATTATAATTAGCTTCTACTAAACGTCTGATAAAGTTTTGACCAACATTGGCCTCTGGCCCCATGCTACCCTGTTGAAGAGCAGGGTTAGTCATAATTCGTAATAGCCTGTCTGTGTCAATGTTTCCTAGTAAAGTAGTAACTCCTCCTACTAAACCACTGAGCATTCCTTCTTCTTTTTGACTGTTTGCAGTATCTGTTCCATAAGCAGTCCCTAAATTAGATGCATCTGACACAGCATTTACTACGCTACCCGCAGTGTTTTGAGCAGGGTTTTCTAGATTACGTTTGGCTATTTGTTCTTTTACTTTATCTACTTCTTGAAGAACAGGCTGTGGTTCAAAAAGCGTAGCTACGTCTCTGGTAGGCAATGGGTCAATATTTAATTCTTTGTTCATATCCCCAGGAAGAAGCCCTATGCCTAGAGCTAGTTCCTGTCTACGACGTTCCTCTGCATTTTGAGCTACTTCTTGTTGAGTAGTCAGTCTTTTAGCTGTTGGGTTAATATTATCTGCTTCGTTTAAACTGCCACTTGGGCGTCTAACTATAGCACGAGTTCCAGTATTTGCTCCTGAATACGGACCTCCTTTAAATTGATCTACTAAATTGGTAAAAGGATTTTCACTCATTTTATGTTCCTCAGACTAACGAACTAATTGTAGGTTTTCTAATACGAGATCTTTGCAAAAGACCCATTACATCTCCAAACACAGACTCGTAGTCCGCAGTTTTAAGACCCCGCTTAGGTACTTCTGGACTACCGTAAGGGTTTTGCCCAAAAGGTTCTTGGGTATACCTGTTAGCTCCTTGTCTTTCAGGAATATATTTAACTTTCTCACTCTTGCCTAAAGATTTAGATTCCCCACCAAAACCTTTTCCTAATTTGCTAAGCTTCGACCAATCAAAATCTTTATCATCAGGTAAAGGTGTTTTACCACCATAGTTCATGTCTGACATTTCTGATTCATCTACGCCAAACATTTCACCTTTAGTGTCTCCGTCCATCTCGTCGTAAGTAGCGCCGATGTTTAATTCACCCTCATCTCTATCGTTTTGATCTGCAAGATCTGCTTCCCTGTTCATATCCATTATGGCGTCTACGTTTAGATCTCCAGTGGAGTTTGCGTCTGGGCCTCCCTGGTTTGTGTCACCGTAATCCTCATCTCCATAACCGCCTTCACCTTCACCATCACTACTCATGCTACCCATGATCTAAGCTCCTACCGCAGCGTAGTCCACTCTTAGATAGCCATCCGTTCCTCTAGAGACAGCTTCTGGCATAATCTCTTGTACCTCGTCTGCTAAGACACCGTACTCAGGTTGATTGTTGACAATCTTCTTAGCTTCAGCTGTCCACTTCCAAGTATACAGCTTGATACCATTGTCCAGCTTGCCTACTTGTTTAATGTTGGTTTTAAGACGTTTATCACTCATTAGTTGCGCCGCTGTACCAGCTGCTCCGACTATTTGAGAGAACGGACTTGCACCTCCTGAGAAAGCTGAAGACGTAAAGCCAGAGCTTTGATTCTGGAACGTGGTAGAAGTACCTAGACCAGCCAAACCACCTAGCAAGTTAGCAAGGTTGATAGTCTGTTCTCGCTGAGCCTCTTGAGGCTGCTGAGTCAACCTAGCCTGATCTGCTAATCTCCCAGCTTGTCTTTGCTCTACATCTTTACCTATAGCTTCTTGCAAAGAAGGATCAGTCAGCTGTGTCTGTAGCTGAGTCTGGAACAACTCTGGAACACGGGTCTCTGCCCCTATCCTACGTTGCTCAGCCCTGCCCAGAGAGTCTGCTAATTGTTTCTGAACAGTCTCATTTCTAATCTGTTCTTGCCTAGCTTGTAGCTCTGACAAAGCTGTACTGCCCATGCCAAACTGACCAGCTTGTATAGCTTGTTCTTGAGCTAATTGCTTATCTTGCTCTGTAAGTTGCCTAGCTTGGTCAGCTATGACACCTTGCTCAGCTAAGAATATATTATCTTGTTGAGGATTAGCTATACCTCGCTGAAAGTTTGCTTGGGCAAGTTGACCAATTTGAGGAGCAATCCCGGCAGCTGTCTGTCCTACGTTTTGAAAACCTTGCCTAGCTGCTAAAGTTTGAGCAGAGTCTTCTGGTACTAGCGTCTGGTCAAACAAAACAGGATCAGCTGTAAACTGATCTTCTACTCTGGGCAACAATCGTTCAATAAAGGGAATCACAGGCTCAAAAGGTTTTACCTCTCCAGAACCACTAGATTGCGACTGTTGCGGAAGCTGTACAACAGCTGGAGGAGGACTGCTAAATATACCACCCATTTTATAAACCCTTTCTCAAAACTATGCTTTTAAACTCGTAACCCATCTTTTCCATTCTTTTTTCCCAGCCTCTACGACCTGTCATTTCAAAAAACTCGTACCCTAGTTCTTTATAGTATTTTTCTACTTCTGGTAGCATGGTATCGTAGTGAAACTTACCGCTGATACACTCTGCTAAAATTCCTGTGCTTTGTGGATAATAAGCAAACCCTATTACAAAACATCCTTTAATGTTTTTATCCTTGTCACAGGAGACCCATAAATCACTCTTTCCTTTTGTAACTCGCTTAACAAGATCATTAGCATTGTATATATCAGAACATTTGCTACCAAGTATTGATTGTTCAAAGTAGTCATAGCACTCAGATAACTTTTTAATAAAGGAAGAACTTTTGTAATTTACAAAGCTACAGCTTAACCCACGCTCCAGAGGCATTGCGAAAATATATTCCTTCTCCTGCTCCGGGGTTCCAGTTAGTGCCATCAGCATATCTTATATCACCTTGTTGTGGTTTAGTAGGTTCTGTGTTAGAAACATCTAAATGACCATCTCTTACTACTTCTAAAACGGCTCTGATTTCCAGAAACATATTATCTATAAAAATAGGAATGTCTTCAATGCTAGTTGGGCATAGGGATGGGTCAAACCTTAAAAACTCAGTAGTCATCGCGTAGACACTACTTCTGATTCTATAACAAAGCCTGACAAATTAAACTGCGTAGCAGAAGCACTTTCTATTTTAATAGCTATAAACCTTCCACGTACTCTACAGTCTACTTTATGATCTATACCTATTTCAAAAGCTACAGGGTCACTATACGAAACTCCTTGAAACGGTTGTATCTCTGACCCTACACTTATATTAACACTTCCTGTTCCTTCTATTCTAGGGTATACAGCGCTTACAGCTTTGACAGCATCTGTACGACCAGAGTGCAAGCCTCTACGTTCTAACCTAGTTTCAAAGGCAGTACCGTTAAATGTTATACCAGAATCGGCCAAGTAAAACAAGGTATCATTAGTGCCACACATTAATAAAGAATCAATAGCAGGGTTAAAACTTCTCTCAGACCATTTAAAAGTAACAGACTGCCAAGTTAAAGAACCATTAGCTGTCCAAGTATTCGCCAAAGCAGGATTTACTAAGCCTTTAGCTATATAGTTAACACCGGGTAGATCTCTCAGAGTCCAAGTGTTATCTCTATAGTTCCATATCAAAGCTCTGTCTGGAAAACCATTTACAGCGCCTGTCTGGGGGTAGCATATCCATACTTCGTTTTTAATTTTATTGTGAGCTAAAAATGTTTTATGAAAGAATACAGAATCAATGTCTCTAAACAAGAATGTCTTTACCCTATCGTCTATAACACTTGCTGTAGAGTTACCGTTATGCGTGACCACATCATTAGTAGTCATTAAAACGTGCCTACCGTCTCCTATGTCTACTACAGCGTCTCTGGCAAACAGACCAGTATCTTTAAATTTCTCTCTGACGTTAAAGGTAAAGTTACCACCTACAAAGTTTAAAGCATATATACTGTCTTGTTTATAAATGATTAACTCATTGCCCAGCTGCATAGCGTTAAGGATGTGTCCATCAGTATCGGACAATGCTGTCTCAGCAGATGCAGAGGCTGAGCTACCAGTGTTCCAAGTGTTTGTACCGTTGGAAGAAGCACCAGAGGGGATAGCATCGCTCCAGCGGACTGTAAAAGGCTTTAACGCACCGTTATCTGTTAGATTAAGAGCTACTAAGTGGTTTTTAAAAGGAACAATAGCTTTACAGCGTAGTGTGCTTGGCCAGTTTGGCAAGTCTGTAAACACACTACC